AAACTGGGAACCTGTTGTTGAACGTGTTGGTGAAAACGAATATCGTGTTTCTGAGTTGCGTCCTAAACCAAAAAAGGAGCATTATGTAGACCCGCGCAACGATGAACTTTCTATTGAAAGAGCAAAGGCTGGTGGTTTAATTTCTGCAGAGGTTGAGGTGGAAGGAAATAGTGTTGACCCCTATTTTGATAAAAAGGGTGTTTTAGACTATAGCAATGACCGATTTTTTGAGTACAGTGATTTTAGAAAATGGACTCCTGGTTTAGAACGTATGTTTGCTCCCACCTTAGATACAACTAATTGGTTATAAACTGTTTTGATAATGTCTCATACCAATACATAAATTAATAGATGTCTTAGACAGCTTTTAATTTTTGTCGTTACCAACTTATATTTTAGGCTCGAAAATCAGAGTTTTTAGCGGTGATTTTTGCACGAGGTTTGTGAAGGTACATAATACAGACACATTTTCTTATGAATGCCTTGTGTATTCCGTACCAAAATTTAATATCTTTACAGATATATATCCCAACCTTAATATTTAAGTAATATATTACTTAACTTAACTTTTATAAACTTTAATAAACTCAAAAAAAAATATACTCATAAAATATGTTTTACACTTTTTAAATTAATTGAGAGGTAGCTCCCATACTTTTACATTGTCTGGAATCGCATCTATTTTGTACAAGGCTTCAAAATAGGGAATTTGGGCTTGCGTTCTAGGAATACAATTATTGGCATATCTAGCAATATGCTTATATAAATCGAAATCTGGAAAGCGTTCAGTGTCGTCTGGGTTTCTTAATATATTTTTTCCTTCACTGTCCGTTAACCAAATCCATAACAGATTATAGAGTGGAGATACTGTCTCAAACATGACACGACCGTCTTCCTCACTCAATCTTTTCGGTACATCTTCAGTTTCTGGTTGCTCAGGATACAAGGCATCAAACATCGATACTGCTAATCTACATAAATCAAAGGATGGATTGGGATTCACTCTAGGTTCGCTTGAATCGTAATATGGCGGACAATTATATTGATTGGCAGCATCATTTCCGTCTGCAAAAGAATCCGTTATAATCAACGAATTTCTATCCTTTAGCCAGAATGAGGCGCGACCAAAATCAATAATTTTCATCAATTTGCCAAATGTTGGAACTCTAAAATATTTTTCTCCATCCTTTATTCCTGTTAATTTATAATAAATAAATTCTTCTTCAGTTGGCACCCACATAACATTATTAGTATGCAAATCATTATGTACTAATCCGTAATAGTATTGTGCTACCGAAAGCGCTGCAATTACTTGATAAATCCATGCTGACCAACGCACGTCTTTTGTTTTTTCTAATAATCTATCTTCATTTGTTTCTTCAATATCTAGTAGTGCGTCCATTGTACTTTTACACCGCTCAATCATTGTTACTTGAACTGGAAAATTGTTGAATTCTGCAAAAAACTCACATTGATTTTGATTATCGTCATAATCTGACTCATAAATATTACTAGATTCGTTTGAACTAGAGTTACTACTGCTTTTACTAATCGATTCATCATCGTTATTTTCTTCATCACTTTCAACCTTTATAATACGTACAGGTCGTTCTTCTAATTGTTCTACTGAACTATCTTCGTCTGTTGATGGTATTTGTGATACACAATCAGAATCACTTTCATCTACTTCTGATTCATCTAATTCTATTATATCATTATCATCATTGTCTTCTATTTGATTATCTTCAGTTTGCTCCTCTAAATTATCACATTCTATAATACCACCCTCTTCGATAATTTCTACAAGGGGCTTATTTTCTAGATTCTGCCCAACGACCTTTATTTTAAAAAGACCTAATCTTTGATTTTTATTGAACCATCTTTCGTTTTTTAAACTAGATATTTCGCCAGTAATGTTATATAAATATTTGTCTACACGCCCGTTAAAAGCACCGTAAAATCTACACCAATGTGGCGATTTGTCTGTTTCAACCAATCTTGATACTGTTGCAGAACATAGCGTATCAACATAAGCTTCGTTATAAGGGTCATGAATTTTTGTAATTGTATTCATCCATTTTTCTCTTATTTGTGGTAATGATCCGTCTGTTGGTAAAATATATGAACCTTCCATGGTTGGAATAGGTTCAACTAAATGAACGCGTTTTACAAACATTGGAATATCAAAATTACCTGAAACATCACTCAACTTGGCGTGCGCATTTATAAAAAATCCTTCTGGTTCTCCTGATAGTGTAAAGAACTCTATTGGTGATTGAAGTATTTGATTTGGTGAATCAGACACAAATGATACACTTGGTAGTAGTTCTTGAACGTTTCTAAATTCGAATAAGCTGTTATCTATTGATGATTTTAAGGATTTTTTACCCATTATTGGTAATAGTTCCCGGGGTAAGACCTTTAATCGTGGTATTTGAGTCGATGGTGGGGTTACCGACTTGTTTCCATTATTTTTCTTTGGCCCCTTTTTATTTAGTTTTTTGGCTATTAGGACCATATTGCTGTATCTATGCCGGAAACCTGATAAACTTTCATTCCGCACTTTTGCGTAAGTATGCTATTTTCGGTTTCATTCGTAGAATTAAATAGTATGACAACACCTTCTAATAATATAGTTCCTCCACTTGAACATGTACAATCTGGGTCAAATCCCGGTCGTCGTGTCATGAATTTAGCTTTACGAAAATTTGATATGAGTCGTATTAAAGATGACAAAGTTGTTGTCTTTATTGGTAAAAGAGATACCGGTAAGTCTTTTTTGATTCGCGACCTTTTATTTCATCACCAAAGTATTCCTATAGGAACTGTCATTAGTGGAACAGAGTCGGCAAATTCATTTTATAGTTCAATTATTCCCCCCCTGTTTATTCATGAAGAATTTAATCCATTAATTATCGAAAATTTATTAAAGCGACAGAAGACCCTTGCCTTGAAAATCACAAAAGATATTCAGACACGTGGTACAACCTCTGTAGACCCGCGCACTTTCATGATTATGGATGATTGTTTGTATGATAATTCATGGACACGTGACAAATATATTCGTAGTTTGTTTATGAATGGTCGCCATTGGAAAATTTTGTATATTGTTGCAATGCAATACTGTATGGGAATTCCACCTAATTTACGCACAAATATTGATTTTGTTTTTATTTTACGTGAAAATATTGTTGCGAATCGTAAGCGTCTATATGAACAGTTTGCCGGTATGTTTCCCGATTTAGACTCATTTTGCCAAATTATGGACCAATGCACTGAAAATTACGAATGTTTGGTGATTGATAATAATGCGAAAAGTAATAAGATTGAAGAACAGGTATTCTGGTATAAGGCCCAGCCTCATCCAAATTTTCGCATTGGACTTAGTGAATTCTGGAATCAGCGCCTTCCTGATAAGGATGAGGGTGATGATTTCGACGTGAATAATACTGGTAAAAAGAATAAGGGACCTTTAATTCAGGTCAAAAAATACTGAAACCCCGGTTTATTTAGCGTTGTTTTTATTAGGGATGGGTAACCTTCTTGCAACAAGCAATTGGAACTCAAATATAAATACAGAATTAATTAAACCTGAATCAAATACATTAGGTCAAGCTAATATATCTCCACTTAATACAATTAAAAACAGTATCGGTCAAGGAGAAGTGATACCAAAGCCTAATGAGGCTGTACCTAATGAACTGAAACCTGTTGAAGTAAAGCCTAATGAGGCTGTACCTAATGATGTGAAGCCTAATGAGGCTGTACCTAATGAACTGAAACCTGTTGAAGTAAAGCCTAATGAGGCTGTACCTAATGATGTGAAGCCTAATGAGGCGGTGCCTAATGATGTGAAGCCTAATGAGGCGGTGCCTAATGATGTGAAGCCTAATGAGGCGGCGCCTAACGATGTGAAGTCTGACGAGGCTGTGCCTAACGATGTAAAGTCTAATGATGTGAAGTCAAATGAACAAATAAATAACTTACCAAAGGCAAACAATAAGCTTGCTAACAATTTAACTAAGAAAAACAATAAACCTGTTAATAACTTACCAAAGGCAAACAATAAGCTTGCTAACAATTTAACTAAGAAAAACAATAAACCTGTTAATAACTTGCCAAAGGCAAACAATAAGCCTGTTAATAATTTACCAAAGGCTAACAATAAGCCTGTTAATAATTTAACAAAGGCTAACAATAAGCCTGTTAATAATTTACCAAAGGCTAACAATAAGCCTGTTAATAATTTACCAAAGGCTAACAATAAGCCTGTTAATAATTTACCAAAGGCTAACAATAAGCTTGTTAATAATTTAACTAAGAAACATAATAAGCCTGCTAACAATTTAACTAAGAAAAATAATAAGCCTGCTAACAATTTACCAAAACCCAATAATAACAAAAAATAGGTACATAATAATATTCACTATTTTATTAAAATTAATCGTCAATTTGACATCTAATTTTGATACAATTCTATAAACGTTTCCGGTACTTCCTATGCGATTATATAAATTGCTTATTTTAAATAAACCTTATAGGGGATGTCAACTATTGACACAGCGGCACCGCCAATTCAAATTCTAAATACTGCAGCCTTGCCACCAAGTTTGGCAGAACTTTCAGAAATTTACAGTAAAAATTTTTACTGGAATCTGTTTTATTTGGTATTGATGACTATTGTATTTATAATTATTTTAGCGTATGTTTTTGCTGGTGGCTATTTAGCCGATATCACTAATAATTGGCCTAAATATCGCTGTAATCCCATGATTATGCCCTTTGCAAGTTTATTTGGATTTGATGCTTCTGAAAATTTTAATTTTTGTATGAAAAATATATTTAATTCTAGTGTTGGTGCAGTACTTGGACCTATATATGGATTGATGTCATCGTTCACAGATATAGCTGGCACTATTTCCAACTCTGCAAATTCTTTCCGCTATTTAATTGCCAATTTATTACATGGTATGGAACGTTTGATGAATTCATACCGCGATAAATTCCAAGGCTTGCTTTTCGCGATTCGTATGAGTTATGTGAAAATGCTTAATCTTATGGGTCGCCTATATGGTACATTCTATGCCGTAATTTTTATGGGTCTTTCAGGATTAAAGGCCGCTGATAATGTGGCAAATAATGATTTAGTAAAATTTTTACTTGAATTCTGCTTTGACCCACAAACCCCTGTTAAAATGGCAGACGGTTCTGTCAAGACTTTAGAAAATATAGTTATAGGTGATAAATTACAAATTGTTGATGGTATTGAACCTATAGTTACATCAGTGTTTAGATTTAATGGGAGCAAAACTCCTATGGTTCGTATTGTTGATACCTTAGTCAGTTCAGAACACTTTGTTTTACACGATGGCGTTTGGATAAAGGCTGGTTCACATCCTTTGGCAGTTTTGGCAAATTCAATTCCTGAATTGGTTTGTTTGAATACTAGCACTCATGTGGTTGAAATTAACGGTCTGACATTTAGCGACTATGACGAATCCGATGATTTAGCCATCACTACATCAACACAGCAAATGGCTGAAAAATTTTTGAATGGTGGAATTTACGATACAAGTGTTGAATCAACAAGTTTTTATGATTTAGGCATAGACCCTAAAATACCTATTGTATTAAAGAATGGTTTGACTAAACCTTTACATGATATTCGGCTTGGTGATGAATTAATTGGAGGCGGTCGTGTTATGGGTTTAGTTCAAGAACAGTGTAAATGGACAACAACTTTGCCTTCTGGGTATGTGGTAAGCGCTTCTCAACTAGTCTGGGATTCTGTTGCTAATTTTTGGCGGCGGGCAGGTTTACTCTATCCTGATAAATGCGTAAAGAAACCTATTGTTCTATATCAATTAACTACATCAGATAACAGAATCGAAAGTGTTGATTTTATATTTAGAGATTATCGTGAGGTCAATGAGCCAGATATGGAGTCATTATATGAAGGCGGGTTTCATAACTAGATTCATGAATTTCAAATTTACTAAAAATTGAACAAAACATTATTTTTCCATTTATTATCAAAAACAAACAAGCAAGAAATGTCTGTAACTATCAACGCAAGCTATCTGAATGTACCTACTGCTTCTGAGCCTGGAATTCTGGGCGTCAAGGTTGTTGGCTCTAATCCTGTTGTACGCCCTATTCACATCGCTCTTGTTCTTGACACAAGTGGCTCGATGGAGGGCCCACGTATCAATTCTGTAAAGAATACACTTTCCGTCCTTATCACACGTCTTAGCAACGGTGATAAGATTACTGTTGTTGGGTTCTCAAGTATCGCGACTATGCTACTGTCAAACTGTGTACTTACAGACACTAATCGCGATGATTGTCTGAAGGTTATCAGTGAGCTGAATGTCGATGGCGGTACTAATATTGAGGCGGGTATTGCTCAGCTGGGTAGCCTGTTTTCTACGGGTTCAGTCCTACCTGATTCAATAGTCCTGCTTACTGATGGATATATCAATGAGGGTATTAGCTCTGTTGCTGGTGTCTATTCACTTCTGTCATCCTATATGCCTGGTGTACCGGTATATAGTCTGGGTTACGGTGATGACCACAATTCAGATTTCATGAAGGGGCTGTCACTTCGTACAAATGGTACCTACACCTTTATTGATAATGAGATTGCACTTCCAGCATCCATTGGTGAGCTTCTGGGTGGTCTTCAGAGCGAGGTTGCTAAGAATGCTGAGCTTATGATTCCACCTAACTGGACTTGTCTAGAGCTCAACTATGTGGCAGGTCAGAACACATTTGGTATTGGCTCACTAATTGCAGATAAGACCAACTGGGCTTTGTTTAGTGTCCCTGCTACTGCAATTGGTAACATTCAGCTACGGTATAAGACAGTTGATGATACCTCTATTGTTATGACTTCTGTGGATAGTGCTATGGACCGCATGGAGCTTAGTGAGCAGTATATGCGCTGTCTTAGTGCTGTAGCACTTGATAAGGCGTCTAACTTTATCAAGGCTGGAAATCTTACGGCAGCAAACCTGGAGATTAATGTGATGATTGATAAGATTAACCGGTCTGAGGCTGTGAACAGGCCACTAGCCATTCGCATGAAGGCACAGCTTATGGAGATGAGTGAGGAGATTAACACGGCCATGCACACGCCTCCACGTATTCGTCGCATGGGTAATCAATTTGCCAATCTACTTATGCGTGCTGGTAGCACAGCCACTCAGTATGGTCAGCAACGCGGTGTAACAAGTGCAGGTAGTGGCGATTTGTTTAGTACTCCCCGTATGGCAGAGCGTACGTCACAGATGGTACACCAGTATAGTGTTGGTCATGGAGACCCTGATGCGATTCATGATAATGATGCCTAAACAATAAGTGATATAGTTTTATAAATGGCCAATAAAACGATAAATGAGAGAGCAACTGAATGTGTCCGTATTATTACCAAATTGACCGACCCACTTGGTTTAGCTATACCAGCTGATTCAGCAGAAGTTGTCGAACTAAGACAGAAAATGAACGAGTATATACGGTCCGGTGAATCATGGGCAGGAACAGTTAATTTTTCACGATTTGATAATCGGTTGGCTGTTTGTATTTTTCCTAAACGAGCAGATAAGACGGTTTCTGTTATTCTAAGAAAAATATCTAGTGAATAATTTTTTATTTACTGTAAAATACTTAAGTTAACTACCCTTTTATTAGGTAATTAACTTAAATATTTGTTATTATCAAGTTATCCGAAAATAGAATAGAAAAAATATAAATTACAAATTAGTAAGCAAATAACATAACACCACGACCACCGAAGACACGAAAAATATTCCAGGTTGTTACATAAGTATATACTGTTAGATTTGGTAAATTACCATAATTATCTTGTTTCATTTTTAATAAGAGTTCCTTTTTGGGCAACTTATCAAAGTTAGAAAATCCTCTTGGATTATAAAAGGCTCCTAGTGATTTATCATCCTTTGCTCCAGGTGATAAGGCAAACGGAAAGGTGTAAATATAACGATTGAACAAGGGTGCCTTTCTATAATGGATTAAAGGTAATAAATTTCTAAAAAGCGATGGACTGTTCTGATGACTGAAACGAACAATATTACCAAAACTTAATTCCGCTCCTAGCATAGGCTCCGAATAGGCATAACGAAAGGCGGGTAAGGCAGTATCACTTGCGGTCAATACTGCATCTGGCCACCATGGTATTGACCACCATTGATTAGGATTTATTGTTGCCGAATACATATCGCGCGTGAAAAGAAACCATGCGTTATAATTTACCACTTGAGGATTTTGAAATACCCATTGAAAGTCTTTCACTGGATTGGCATAGGGTAGTGAAATACGAATATTTTGGCCCTGTTGACTTTCATGTGGAGGTACAATATAGTGTTGTTCTACGCGATATTCAAGCATATTGGAACGAAACAACATGGCCTCATATTCTTCTAAGGATATATATTCACAAAGAAGGTATGCATCTTGTATACTAAACGTTGCTGGCATTTGATAACCAGGTATTACTGATGCCTGAATTCCATTATTTTGTTGACTGGGATTGATTGAATATAAAGTTAAATTTCCACTAGGGTCACTTCTATAAAATTGGGCATTAGCTAAATTTGGCATCTGTGTATTATTACCTGGTGGCTGTGACGGATTTCGTGAATCTAAGCGACTATCTGAGTAATAAAGCTGGTTCACAGGTCTGAAGGTTAAATGAACTTGAATAGCATCTGCAGATAGGGCGTCTAAGGGTAAGGCATTTTCATATTCATTTTGACTAAACCAAAATGGAATCGGTACATAACAGGTAGTTGGATTTGCTGGGTCGGAGCCGATTGAAGATGCATTAAAACCATTGGCAACACGATGAATCATACGATTTTTTGCTCGTACACTTTGATTTGATTCATACAATTCGTCATAGATTTCCATAAATGTACCATCAAAGGTATCCACATTCACTCCTCCTACATCGAATTCGGCCAACTGGATAAGAGCATGACCTAAACTATTTGTCCATCCAAAAAATGGACCTAGAAAGGTTCCGGGTGGTGACGCATTTTTTGCATTTTGTTGGACGGTTGCTATATCAGGCATAACAGCAACCAATGTAACTTGTGATAATAATTCACCCTTGCGCGGAATCGATACTGTGTTGCGTTTGCCAAAATCGGGTTGTCCATCAAAGTCAACACGAATCCATTGGGCAGCCCAACGCGTTGTTTTTTTAAAGACTTTTACATAGTGATTTATATTAGGTTGACCCTTGGGTGTATTTAATCTTGAATCTTGAATTCCGTAGCAAACGACTGATAAAAGTGTTGCCGGTGAGGACATTCCTCCCTAATGTTGTTAATGTTTATTTACTGCTATATGCTTAAGCACTTGCCTTACCGTCAAATACTATTTCTTGAAACTATTAAAATTGATTTGTGGCAAACTATTTTATCTTTTCATAATAGATAAAATGGATTGTGAGGACCTGTCAGGAAATGAATTAGTTATATATGAAAGTGATAATGATTCTCAGGTTAATTTTGAAGTATCCTTGGGGCTTTCAGATATAGAAAAGGAGGATGAGGAGATTATGATAGATGCTCTTTGTGGCGCGCTTCAAACAACTGATATTAAGCCCGAATTGTGTCAGCGTTGTAAATCAAACCTACATGTAGCTTCGGAATGTATCGCTTCACATGATATAAATCATGACGTTATTGTAAGCGATGGTGAATATGATGGCGACTATGAAGATGCTGACTTATAGCATCTTCTTGTCTTACGATTCTGTTTTTTACCTCCTCTTGTTTTAGCCAATGGCTCGACGTCAAAGGAAAAATATTGGAAATGTACATCAGACGAATTATATAAGGTAATTACTTCTGTGCCATCAGGCTTGGTTTTTCTAGCGCGACCTAGAATGGTATTGGATACATTTAACTCTATTCCACACTCTTTTAAATTAGATTCAAGAAATTTAACCTCAATTTCACTTGCCCAGTTACCTCTTTGTCTTATACCGGCTTTTATAGATGCTACAAATTCATCTTGATTATCGTGCTCTAAGGCTGATGTAAGAGCATCTTTATGCCATTGTGCAAAGGTTGTATCAATCACTGCCAAAAGTGTGTCTGTGTCTTCATAAAACAGATGATATAATACTTGATAGGCCTCAGTAGCACGTTTATCAATGTGGTCCGAAACAAAATTACGAAGACCTTGAATTAGTGGCGTTATTTTTGAAACAACATTAATATTTAGACAGACCTTTAGTAAATCTAAAATACCCTGTTCATTTGCTGCCAAAATTAGGGCTCTATAAAAACAGTCGCCATCCCCTGGAACGTCAACCACCTTAACTCTAGGTAAACCAGTGTCTTTTTCATTTTGCTTCTTGAGATACATAATTGACATTTCATAGTTTGGACCCTTGCGTTTCTTTTCTAATAAATTAGCCAACTTACTTTTATTCATTGGTTTTCTTATTACATGATTTTTTGAATTTATATCAGGTAAAATACTTATCATTTTTTTCTCAAAGATACTCTTGTTCAAAGCTTTTTTCATAAACGATTCAGTATGCGTCTTGACTGTTTCAGCTTCTAAACTCTGCATTAGGGTGCGCATTAAATCTGGGTCTTTGAGTGCTTCATTATAAGTCTTTGCCCTTTCGGTATTATTCATCTATTTTAGATACGTATTTATATTTTAATTGAAAACAGATATTTGTCTGTTTTCAATTATTTAAGTTGTGTTTTAAATTTGTTTGGTTAATATAGCGATAATGTACGGGCTGAAGGGTCTGTTGTTTCAGGTGACCATCGGGGCATCCACATATATGGTATAACCCTTACTGACTTAGCTCCATATAGACTCTCAAAAATCTTTCTGTATGTCAGGGCTTCTGCTGTTTTAGGCGTATTAAAGGGATAATTCTGACTGGCATTCTTAAGTTCATCATCTATGTTGGGATTCATGGACCGCACATACTTGTCAATCTTGGCATGCCAAGGTTCTTCTGTTGCACTCACGCCGTCACTAAAGGCCTCCTTCTTGCGCCATAATACCTCATGTGGTAAGAGACGGGAATCATCAAATGCCATACGAAGTATATACTTTTCTGGCCGTTTATTTTCTAGGTTGGGTCTTCTGAGCTCAGTTGGAATTGAACGCCAAAGATTGACTAGCTGTTTATCTAAAAAGGGTGTGCGTGCCTCCAAACCGTGGTCGGCCATAGAGCGGTCGCTACGCAGTACGTCAAAGCTATTAATATCTTTTAGTAAACGCTCTGATTCTGCTTCAAATTCCTCATCATTTGGTGCTCTATAGAAATACAAGTAGCCACCTCCAATCTCATCTGAACCATCACCATTAAAAATGACCTTAATATCTGTATTTGCCTTGATATATTTGCCAATTAACCAATTGCCTACAGAGGCACGTACAGATGTAATATCATAGGTTTCGGCAGCTCTTATAACCTCCGTAATTGCTGTGAAAAAATCCTCTTCCTTAAGAATAATTTCATGATGGTCAGACTTTATAAAATCTGCAACCGTCTTGGCATAAACAAGGTCTGTTGACCCTGGCATACCAATACTGAAAGTGGTCAATTTCTTATTTTGTTGCTTAAGATACTTGGCTGCTACAGCGCAGACCAAGGACGAATCAAGACCGCCACTCAATAAGGCACCAATGGGTCGGTCTGACATGAGACGCTTTTCTACAGCTAGTTCAAAGGTCTTTCTTAGAAATAAACAGGATGTTGCTAAATCACTTAACACTGGGTTTTTAATCCAGGGAATTTGATGATAGCCGAAACCGCACATACCTACTTCCTTATCACCTTCTTTTGGCAAAATAAAACTATACCATGAACCAGGAGGAAACACTTCAATACGTTCGCAAATAGGTGTTAAGGCCTTGATTTCTGAGGAGAAGACTTGGAAACCGTCGCCTCTTCCTATGTACAAAGGACGCACACCGTATGGGTCACGTGCAATTGTAATTGTACCTCTTTTTAGGTCCACAGCTACAAAGGCAAAGACACCATCTAGGGCGCGACAAACATCTGTAGGGTCTAATTTGCTTAGAAGAGCAGGTAATACTTCACAATCGCTAGAACCCTCTGGTAAATCAATGGACCAACGCTTAGCCAAATCCTTGTAATTGTAAATTTCACCATTGCATACAACAGCAATATCATCTTTGACCAAGGGCTGATGACCATTTTCAGTAAGACCGTTGATAGCAAGACGTGTAAATCCTAACGTGGCTGAACCAAAATTCTGAATTTTCATGAATTCTGGACCTCTGTTATGTAATTTTTCAACACATTTTTTGATTGATTCTTCATTTGGTAGCTTTATTCCAAATACTGCCCAAATTCCGCACATCCTTATATATATTTAGTACTGTCGGTTTAAGCCGTAAGCTATTTTGAAACTAACATCAAATACTTAAGTTACAAAAAAGAACGTACCGGTATCATTGCTTGTGGAAACCAGTCATTTCTAAATGTATTTACATTATAAACTTCAATAGAAGGATTCCAAATTTTGACCCAATCGGATAAACACGATGATGTTTTGATAACAAAATTACATTTACTTAATAACAAACTGTCTATCATAGCCTGTTTTGCCAAAAATTTATCGTTACTATTTTTATGAATAGGCATATTTGTTGAACTTCTTGTTGCCGAAGTAAAAATTAGATTATAATTAGCCATGAATGCATCTTTCATTTTATTTATAAATATTTCTTCATCTGACGCTATAAAAATCGTATCGACTTGTTTATTTTTGCTAAGATAAGCTTGTACCTGATTGATAAAATCATCCTTTGAAACAAAATCTGCATGGGCATTAAATTTATCTGTACCTCTATAGTGAATTCCCAAGGTAAAATTTCCAAAATCTTTATTAAAAACCTGTACTTCTGATAAAATGTCGTCATTTATATCAAAATATTCGAAAAAAAGGTCATGTGCCTTTTGAAATTCATGACCCTTATAAATGTAGCTGTAATTTTTTTTAATTGTTGTTAAACTGATTTTTTTTGTGGATTTTGTATTATTGGTTTTTTGCTTTAATATAGTCGGAAAGAGCGGTCCATAATAATAAGTGTCAATTTGCCATAATGGATAAATGTTATTTTCTTTCAGATAGGGTAGAATTTTTAATATCCATCTTAATGATGCGCCAAATAATCCATATTGTATTTTCTCTTCTATAATTCCGAAGGTATGTACCATATTAATTTTATGTTAGATTTTAAATACTTATTTGACACTAATGAAAAATTAGGATTTAAGAATCTTTATTTCATATTTATATTATGGTTTATATTTTGTCGTATTTTACAGAGCCATGTCATCCTCTACCTGAATCTGCGAATCGTTAGCACTGGCTGGTGCCTTTGCCTTCTTTGCTACAAACTTCTGGCGCTTCTGGAAGCTAGGTGGCGCAGGTGTACCATTCTTAAAGGTGGCTAGAAAGACAATGCGCTTCAGGTCCTGCTTGGCCATGATAATCTGGTGCTCCTTCCAGTCCAGCGACTTCTTCTCCTTAGCAAGTCGGCTAATATACTGGCCGTGAAGGTCAAACAGCATACCCTTGTAGTGGGCTGGGATGGTGTCCTTGGGCACGTCCTTGAGCTTAAACACATGCACATACCAGTTGTACAGGTCGCTTACAACCTGGGTCCAATTTGCCAGAGCAGCGTTGGCTGCGACGCGCTCCTCTGGATATAGGCTAAGATACTGCTCAAGTGTATTGTTCTTATGGTTCTCAAACCAGACGTACTCCAGCTGTGAGTGATTACCACGGAGCTTGCGACAGGCCATATACGTGTTTGTGCGCATCTTCCAGCGCTGACCCGTTAGAAGATTGCGGACAACCACACCCTGGCTACGAATGCCCTCAAACTGGTCCATGTTGCTTAGCAGAAGCTGGCAGTCAGTAGGATTCGTCACAGCAAAGCGACGGGCAGGCATGAAGGTGTTTGGTACAGGGCTAATCAGCAGATTACCAGACGGGTCAAGCATCGTAATCTCGACTAGACTCAGCATAGGCTGAGTCACAGGCACAACAATACGATTCAGCGGATGCTGAAGCACAAAGCTGTAGCCACAGGCCTGATTAAGCTGAGCAAAGCCCTGGGGAAAGAAGGCATTGTAGGTCTGCATGAAGAGCTCAGAGAAGGTGTGCTTGTAGAACTTGTTATCAGCGTCTAGACGGCTACGCGTCGTAATACGCCACTGGTTCTTGTACACATCGAAGAACAGATTAATCATAACGCCATCTACAAACTCCTCAACGATGTGACTCGTAAAATCAGCAGGAAAGGTGTCCATGTTCATGCTCTTCTGAGGAGCAACAAAGACTGGCTTGTTCTTCATCGAATCCCAGACAACTGAGCGAAAGGCGCGCACAACCTGATTCGTCATATCGGCGCTCTCCCGCTGGTAGCGAAACATGACAAGCGGGTCACCCTCCTTGTTGTTCATCTTTACGCCAATGGATGCAAGGTAAGTCTTGAGGTCGTCAAACTTGGGATATGAAGTCACCAGCTGACTGAAGATATCATTGATAACGGGAACAGGCATGTTGGTCTGATTAGAGGCGGACATATTAGCTTTCTTTTAGCTAGTTTTGCAAATCCTTTTACAAAACACCATGGCTTCAATTTTTTGATGTTTTTGTGTTTGTCGCTCTGATAAATAACATCACATTCGGTAGTGATGAGCGCCCCGAACCTCACTGAGGAGCCTAATCAGGATATTCCTGAGTTAGGAGATATTCTTACCCTAAAATCAACAGTTTTTGGCTCATTAACTGGAAAAATCATATATCGTGATGAAAAACTTATTAGAGTGCTTTCAATTAATTCTAGTGATAGAGCGATTAATTTAGCTATAGACCTAGAAGATGGCGACTTTGATAAAACAACCGGAATTACTGAATGTACTATCCATACTAAACGCGAAGACCCTCATTTTGCCTTACAGCTCGGTGCCGTAGAAGGTGAGATGTTAGAGTTTTTAACAAATGCAGGTCAAAAAGTTATAGAATCAGGAATTATTGCACAAATCATCGCTAATGATGAGGAGGATGCAATTGTCTTAGACAGCGGACGGCGCATTGACTTTGCCTTTATTGGACCACCTACGCCTATCGACGTGGTTCGTGTTACATCTAGCACTAGTGAAGCATCTGTAGAAGTGACTGAAGGAGAAGCGCAAATAACTGTAGATGAGGATTTCCCGGCCTATGATTTATCCTTATTAGCCGGTCTTATACCTGCAGCCATGGTGGAAGAGGTAGCAACGGCAGAAAGAACGTATCCCGAAGGAATCCAACGTGAGGAGATGTACATGGATTTACTTAAATCTTATCCTGAATCTAAGCGTAAAAATCCTAACTTATTACGTAAATTAGCTCGAGAAACCGAACTCTTACTTGCTCTCAAAAATGCCGTTACTGCGACAAATGAACGCGGTGAACCAAAGCTCTTTGTGAAATCCGCAGATTCATTAAAAGACATTTTATCAAATCTTAGCGCTCCTGTATCATCAATCTTACCAGTTTTAGCTATGAAACGTATTTTATATACAAATGCAGATGAACCTGGACAATTGGATAAGAATCAAAGTGAACAGGTTGAACTTCGCGATTGGTTAAAAACTGAACTACACGCTCTTCAATTAACAAATACTTATGCCGCCGGTCAAGAACCACGTGGTCAAAAAGATAAACTCATGTTTTCATATTTATACCGCCTATTATCTGATTCAGGCTCTGTTTTCTTACCAAATACGTCATCAATTGAAGGACAGGAAGTGTCTCATGATATGGAAGTACTACGTACCGGATTGCCACCTAAACCAATATTTGGATTTGCTGAATTACCCAAGAAAAAATCAAAAGGTGATGTGGAAATTGACGCAACTTTTATTGCGCCAATTAAGGGAAGACATCACCGTGTAATTGGACAATTAAAAACAGCTGATAATGATTTAATTGCTCCTGGTGACCCTGGAACAGCTTTAAATTACTTACTATTTCCTACAAGTGTAGGTTCAGCATGGAGACCAACAAAGTATTCTGGTTCACTATCTGAAGATATTCGTGCAGCAAATCTTGTTAATAATCTTAACTCTATAGAATTTATTACCAATGATAAACGTTCATACATTTCCAACGGTATCCAGGTTATTAAAGGTAATGCTGTTTCCGATGGTGAAGAACAAGCAAATATTAATGTAAGTAAGTGGCTTGCTTCAAATCTGAAACACTATGTCCACCCATCTGACCTTTTAGCCTCTGGTTCAATTGGTGTTTATAGAGTTATTGATTCGATTGGTCTTCGTTATTATGAATGGACACCAGATGTTGCTCGCGTATTATGGTCAGCAATTCATAAATCACAAGTTCTTTATAAAAAAGCGTTTGACGAATTTAATCAAATGGTAACAGAATATTTAAAAAAGGCGCTTCCTTATAATCTTGGCAATTCTATACCTGATGACTCTACCTTATATAAAAAGGCCATGAACATTCCTGAAATTGCGGCAGTCTTGAACAAACTTGGACCTGTTCACTCAGATTTATTACAAGCTCAGGCAGTAATGTATGGAGCTGAGGGAACCTTAGCGCGTGTATTATATTTTGGTACTGAACATCCAGAAATTCAAAGTGCGCGCAAGACATATTTATCTGAACTTTATAGAGCTCAAACTAAATTTAATATTGTCAATGCCGAATTAGCCAAATATAAGGCTACACCTGTTATTAATACATGCCCTCATGTTCGTGATATGGATGTTTTACGCTCTGTTATGAAAACAGATAATTCGAAATTCTTGATAATCTTACAAAAAGTATTAACACGCTATCAAGGAGCACGTAATAGTAATTGGGTGGACTGTAAGGTTTGTAATGCTCACCTTATATGTATTCATGAGGTTATGATGTTATATGAACTTACTCATCCAGGTAAGGCACCGGCTCTTCATAAAGAAATTTTACTTGAGTACGGTGGCGCCGCCTTTAGTGGACGCTATGTTTGCCGCTTTTGTGGTGTTCCTATTTCGGAATTTGAATACGACAATAGTCTAGAATACGATGATGAAGGTAAACCCCTTGTTGGTAGAAATATTATCAAGGCTGATGAAAAAACTGTTGAGGATGAACTTGAAGAAATTTTAGATATGTCTATGAAGAAAACTAACTTAACTTTTGAGGATGAAAATAAGAAAAAATTATACGAAATAGCACGCGTTATGGCGCAGACTGTTGGTTTTAGCTTTAAAGACGATGTGTACACGCCACTCGTTGATTTTACATCTAATTTTATCGATACTAAAATGCCTAATAGAGAAAAATACTCAATAATGATTAAGAACAAGGCTATTAAACCAACCTATGAATCATTTATTGCTTCGAACCAAATTGCCATTACTGCTTCATATATGATATGTATGATACATTCCATAAGTCCTCTTCCAGATTTATTGTATCCGTTTCCTGGATGTCAATTTAAACGTGGTGGATACCCCATTGAAAATGACAATGTTGACGATTTAGGCGCAATGGAGTACTTTGTATGTGTTGTTGCAAATATTAATAAAAATGAGATAGAACCATGGAATATTGCCATGTGGTCTACTGAAAGTAGTGTTAATAAACGCAAACAGGCTGTCAGAGGTTATATTGACAGCATGTTAAAGGGTCCTTTAAATGTAATATTGAAACAAACCCGTGCTACTTATACTGCAAATACGAAGGCTGTTTATGAGCAGGCCTCGACAAGGGACAGATTACCTACGTATTTTAGACCTACACCCAATCGTAATCCTGCACAGTTTGATTCTGAGGTTATGGTTCACCCTGATAGAATATTAAAATCTGCAATAGATGATGATTTGTCCACTATAAAATCACTTATAGAACAACGTAATTATCAACTTGCTTGTAACTCTGTTACAAATGCCCATGTATTTGCTAGTGAATCTGGGGTCATTAATGAAATGTCACAACGTTCAGAATCTATCTGTTGTTTTTCACCTATTCAGAATGTACGAGATGGTGTTGTATCTGTCTTTAATCCTCCTTCAGTTGAAGCTGAAATTACTCTATTAAAAGAGGCTGAAACTATTGTTCAGAAAAGAGACCCCAGCCAACAAGCCAATGGCGCCCATTTATACGTCCACTGGTCAACCCCTGACCCCTTAACAGCAGATAAAGTTGCTCCAGATGCGTCATATTTCAAACTCTTTATGCGTACATGCTTTAAGGGTTCACGCATTGGTTATAAACACGAATTTGGGCGACGTTCAAATAATTATGAATGTCGTTTCTGCGGATTTAATATTGATGTTGACCCCCTAGTGCTCATGTCTGACCTAAATGATGAAGAAATATATAATAATGACTCAAAACGCAAGGGTCCCCCTGTTACAGTTATTACAGATAAGGCTCGTGCTGCACTGGCTACCAACGGTATGGTCGTTGATGCTACAAGTTTCAATGAACTTTTAACTGTTGTTCGTTCCAAAAAATTTGTTACACCGTTTATTGAAAAAACAGGTATGAAGAGTATAGAGGCATTCACATATTTGAGTCGTCTTGTACTGACCGAATGTCCTTTTTTAGATTCACGTATAGCTGATTGGCAAACAGTTGTTGATATTATCAGTTTTCCACGTGATACTGAACCCTCTGAAGAAACTCGTTTAATTGCTTGGGGTCCTTTTGTTAGTAAATGCGATGCCTTGCGTAGCGGTTTACGTGATATTTTAGACGGTCGTCAAGGACGTAGTACTAAGCCTATTCCTAAAAGAATAGACGATATTCTTAAGGCAATTGAACGTTTAACATCTGAACCCAAATATCAAGGTGCTAATGAAATTAACAAACATTTTGTTGTTGGTTTAGAACGTATTTCACAAAGCTTTGGTGAAATGTTATTTGGTGGAAGCTGGTTTGGACAGAGTTTTATTCCTGGAAAAACAACACAGACTTATTTTTATAGTGGTAAACGTTGGTTTGGTAAGAAAATCAGTCAAAGACATGCTGAAAAATTTGAGGGTATGATTGAAAATATTCTAGGTGCTACAAGAGATACTACAAAAGAATTAGGCAGTGAAGAACTTAAAACCTATTGTTCTGAAATAACCCACAAACTGTCAACATATTTGGGTAGAATTATTAAATTCTGGACTTCTGAAATGCCCAGCTTTTCAATGTTTGGAGTTTCAGATATAGAATTACAGTATATGTTGCGTTGGTTAGTATTTAGTTCTATTGAATCATTACTAATAACACAATCCCCTCTATATATTTCTATACCAAGTGATTCAGATAAAACAAAAATACACAAAATATTATTAGAATGGGTCAAAAAAACATTTATAGAAGGTGAACGTCAATATAATTTATTTGGATTGACTAATGAAGAAATCCAATTGGCTATCTTAGACGCTCGTGAGAAAGAGAAAATTTCTGTTATTAAAGAGCAGGATGATGAAAAAGACCCCGATTTACGTGAGATAACAAAGATACAAATGAAACTAAAAATTGGACGTTGGGCTATAGGAACAAGTAAAAATCTCTCAACGTATAATGCTGAGTTTCAGGATTTCTTACAGGAACAACGCGACCGTGCTGGTATTGTAGATTCTGGTATCATTAGACCTGTTAAAGAAGACGCCCTAGGTTTTGATATGAGCAATGTGGAGGCATCGGCGTATGATACAGCAGTGGGTCAGGATGAGGATGAGGGTGGGGCTATGGAAGACTAAATTCTAAATTGTAAATTCTAAATTGTAAATTCTAAATTGTAAATTCTAAATTCTAAATTGTAAATTCTAAATTCACAATTTAATTTTTTATCTAAAGAATTTACTAGGATAAGCCGTAATGGATACCTTACCGTTCAAAAGAATGCGTTTGAAAAGCCCTGAAAGAACGGTTGATAGTTATTTTTTGAAAAAACAGATACATCATCCAAAAAGAAGACGTTCAAATGAAATAGTACATCAAGAAAGGTATTGTAGAAAATTCTTTGATTCTTTAATTGAAAATAATGTTATTGAAATAAAGGCAGTGATTAATATTCAAAGAATCTATCGTGGTTGGCGACACAGAAGATATTATTACACTATAAAATATGTATTTTATACATATTAATAAGACTACGTTAACAGGGCTTAACAATAATTTATGATTACTAGATAAATAATGCTTCATGTATTAACATACGGCGCAGGTGATATCTCAAGATTTGAACATCTTAAAGCTAGTGCAGAGTTATGTAATCTTCCAATAGAATATATTACAGAAACAGTATGGACTGGGTTTTTTGGAAAATTAAAAGCAATTATGAAGACCATCAAACATATTGCAGACGATGATATAATATGTGTAATAGATGGTTATGATATGTTGGCTAGTGCTAGTTCAGATGAAATTATACGCAAATTTAAAGAATACAATTGCGACATTCTTTTTGGTTCTGAATTGAATTGTTGGCCAGGAGAATACTTATCGCGTTATCCAAATTTAGGAGTTAAAACAGGCTATAAATATGTTAATGGAGGTGGTTTTATGGGTTATGCCCATGCACTTAAGAAATATTATACATGGAAAACGATTGATACTGTTGAACAAATTTGTAAAGATGGGACTGACCAAGCATATATGGCAGAATTTGTATTTGCCCATTATCAAACAGGTAAATATAAATTAGATTCAGAGGTTAAAATTTTTCAAAATATGTTTTCAGTTGACTGGAACGAGTTACATTTTAAAAATGGACGACTTGTCAACCCTATTCTCAAAACAGAACCATGTTTTATTCATTTTAGTGGTGGTTCAATGAAAACAAATCGTGATGAAGATATCATGCCAGTCGTTAATGAAAAATTAATTTTAAGTTTACAAAATCCAGATAAAATCTATACCTTGGCTGAGTACACACAAAATTTTAGTTATTTCTATTTTAAGAGAAACCAAATATAATAAATAGTTATGGGTGAAAAAAAATGCGTTTGTATATTAACGGTAAATCCTTCTGATGTATGGATTAAATTTTTGGATAAATTCGTAAATTATGATGTATATATTGTATGTGATAGTAATAAGGTTGATTTTAAGGCGCTATACCAACACGTTTTTTCTAAAGTGAAAATTATCCAAGTTGTAAATTCTGAAGCAGATAAATTCGGATTTTGTAATTCTTCATCTACAATTTCACCATTACAAAAAGTTAATGCGTGGGATAAAGCACTCTACTATTTTAGTGTAGTCAATACTGTCTATGAACATGTGTGGTTTATTGAAGATGATGTGTATTTTTATAATGAAAATACTATTGTAAATATTGATACCAAATATCCTGACCAGGACTTACTTTGTAATAAAATTACTCCAAAGAGTGATGATATGAAAAGTACATGGTTCTGGCATTGGCCTTTGTTCTCAATTAATTTGCCAGAACCTCATTTTAGAGCTATGGTTTGCGCATCGCGATTATCCAAGAAATTATTACAATGTATAGCTGATTATGCCAATCAAAATAAATCTATTTTTTTCTTAGAAACTCTTTTTCCCACTGTTGCCTTACATTATAATTTAAAATATGATACCCCTGATGAATTTAAACACGTTGAATATAGACATGACTGGTTAGCAGAAGATATCAATACTACACATTTTTTTCATCCAATGAAAAATCTAGATTCGCATGTGGACAATCGAATGATTGACCGCTTTGTCTAAGAGCTCCCCTCATAGGTTGTTCTTATCTTAATTGGGGAAACTCTAGACTTTGGTTATTTTTACTAAGTTTTTGTATAAGATGTTAGTAGGGACTATGTCATTGCCTATTTTGGCTCTTGCATTTGCTGTTTATATTCTTGGAATTGCAGTTGTTTTATATTTTCGCCCACGCATAATGTTTCAACCCGGTGGTGATTGGAAAGAATTTGGAATAGGCCGTGGTGAATCACATACCGTTTTACCTTTTTGGCTTTTCGCAATATTCTGGGCATTTATTTCATATGGTGTTTCTTTAGTAGTTTTAAGTCAATTTGCTCATGTAGCAAATAGCTCTTTAGGCGCCCCGGTTTATAATCAGGGTTTAACAAGTGGACAGATGCCAAGTCATTCTATGCCACAAATAACACAGCAGACACCTATGCCTGCTCCTGCTCCTGCTCCTGCTCCTGCTCCCGCTTTCAAGCCTGTTAGCTCAATGATAGGTTTACAAGAAAATCAACCAGGCTATTACGTACTTGCTAATAATACACAAAATGGAAACCCACAATATATTTATTATGGTAGTAGTCCCCCAAAATTAAGTAGATATTAAAATGTTTATTTTGTAAAATATCAGTTTTCATTATAAACTGATATTTTATAATTGGGTTATTCTAATGTATCTCTTACTGTCCACAATTGGATGATAAATAGCCTCCTGTTACTAAACCATACATTCCGCCCCAGAATAGGAAATATGAATATCCAATTGCTTGTACTATAAGCGGGTCAATTGTAGGTGAAAAAAGACCAGTTACAAGACCACGTAATCCCGGAAAATAAATTGCTAGAGCCAACACCAGACTTATGATTAGTGTTGATAAACCCGCATTTCCGGCTATTTGTTTCATATTCTTAATCTTGCCACAACTATTTTGCTGTATTACACCTAATGAAGCTAATCCAGTTATATAGGAAATAACTAAAACTGATATAAATAACATTACTAATAATTGTGGTGATGTAGAATCCGATATACCAAAAAGTGTGGCAGAACCCATATATACACCGAAAGGAATAGCTCCCATGAAGATTCCGCCAAGAACCATAATCATATAAAGTAGCGATTGATCCATCTTCTCCTTTCCTCAATGAAAAGAATAGGAAGAGATGGCCCGCGCAGCAAAGCCGAAGGACATCATATCTATTGAAAAAGCAGCCTTAGCAATAAAAGCCAGAGCTCCAAATGTAGGACTTGATTTAGAAACAGGTACTTTTTTTGTAAGAGACTCAAAAGGTCACGCCGTCAAAACATTTCAACCTGCAAAGGGTTCAGACGCAGCTTATGTTATTAATAAGACAACACGGCCAGAAGATTTACAAGCAGCCGGTCAATATATGTTACAACAACGCACAGAAATAGCAAAAGAGGCATCGCAGTTTGAAACACTATTCACGGAAAAGCAGGAAACACTATTACAAACCATTGAGATGTGGCGTGGGGCAACCCCGGGCGCTAGTCGTGACACCTTGAGTTTACAAATCGGACGTATTCAAATGGAGTTAGCTAATCTGGAAAAGACTCTTCGCGATAAGCAATATAAGTATCGCGAATCCTTAGAAGTATTTGATATAAAACGTCGTATGTATATCCCTGCTTCAAACGATGAAAGAGTTGTACCACATCCTGTTTATAAATTGAATGCAACACAAACATCAGTTAAACATCGTGTTCTACCCATTAAAGATGCAGAGGTGAGTTAAACAAGAGGAAAAGGTTTAATACGCGCCTCATTCTTATTACAATCAACCTCCTTTGTTTCATAAATAAAGCAGGTTCCGTTGCGGTCCTTGTATATCAATTTACCAGCATTTTCAACGTTAGGATATTTAATTAAAATAATCGGCGACGGCTTCATAATATATACAAAAAATATGCCAAATGCAAATGATAAGAGTAGGGGAAAAAATTTAATATTTGCGAACAGATTCATGTCTCCTAACGTCTTAGACTAAAATTATTCTATAACAGAGGTCTAACATGGGTGTTATTAACGCAAGTATTTAACTGTATTTGGAAAAGCAACACGTTTAGTATTTGAAAGGTCTTTTTCGGATGGTTCTAGAACAGGATTAATTTTGCGCCTATTTTTATTGTAAGGTCGTGGTTTTTTAGATTCTGTTAAACCCATACACATCATTACTACAATACAAATAAATGATAAACCCATTGTGACGATTCCAGCAATTACAATCTTAAATTCATGACTGCTATAAATATGTTTTTGTAGTTTTTCTGCAGCATTTAAATCTGCTTCGGAATGAAGTTGGCTTACATCTTGATTTGGTAAGCTTGTTGGTAAATTATTCGATTCACAAACTGCTATTAGGAATCCTGTTATAGCACCTATTATACCTAAACCACATAAGTAGCGTCTATAAGTATAATCGCACATGAATTCTTACACCTTAATTTAATTTTTTGGATGAATCAATTTTATCATCAAACCATTATCATACTTTATATTAGGGATAGGCTATGGCACCTTCTATGAAATTAGAATCGTGGTTAGCCAATGAAAAAATAGGAATCCTTTTAAGCTGTGTCATTGGTTTTGGAATTGCGGCTCTCTTTCGTCCAATGTGTAAAGAAGGAGATTGTGTAGTTTTACGGGGTCCACCCGTGAATGAGATGCGTGATGTTGTTTATCAAATCGGTGGTAAGTGTCACGAATTTAAACCTAAAGCAGTCACCTGTCCTACTGACCCTAAGGAAAAGACCATCGAAACGTTTAGTTTTGTCTCTAATGAATAATTGGCCTAGCGTTATTTTTGTTATAAAGTAAAATTATGTAACTACATAATATCACTTTAATGCCTCAGTCCACGCCTTTGGAAAAAATAGAAAGCGACGATGCTCCAGATGCTGGTGGTTCAGACAGTGAGCGTGTTCAACGTATTATACAGGAGATGAATCGCGGAGGTGCTGAATCTCCCGGTGAACCAGAGCCACATCAACCCATGTATCAACAACAATCAAATCAACAGCTACCTATGCATGCTCAACAGCAACAGCAACAGCAA